CGGGTCTCCCCCTCCCCCAATGCCTACTTTCGGAGATGTGAAAAAATGGAGTGAGCACGAAGGAGGAAAGCCGGAGTGGGCTGGTACGACAAGGATTGCAGTCCCGAAAGAGGTCTTTGACGCTTCAATTAAAACCGCTGACGGGAAGCCTCAGTATCCGCCCCCCTGGATGCCAATCCATTTGATGCCAGCTTGGAGCTTCATCGTCAGGAAGGCGGGCGAATCAAATCCATACGCCGGGCAAAAGCCATCTATTGGCCAGTCGGGAGCCATATCAACTTCGAGCCAGGCTGCATACCAAGAAGGCATCGCGTTAGCTTCTTTGAGAAAATATGTGATGATGCGTGGTGGGGCTGCTCAGCTTATTGATATTCCGTCTCATAAGTTGGCAGAAGTTGGGCTTACTCACGCAAAAATATTCAAAGCCGAATTCCTTAGTGACGCAGAGCTTAAAGAAATAATTAGACATAAAATTATTGATGTCGTTGCTTTGGTCTCGATCATTAAAGAGGGTGGCTTGGAGAAATCATTAAAGAAATCTTTTTCTTTGGTCGTAAGCGAGGATGAGAGGCCGTTTGAAAAATCGAGACATTCCGAAGAGTCGATCAAGAAGTCTTTAATCCATCAGATTAGAAGGTTGAGGAATGAGCAAAAGGGAATTTCTTACGTGTCCAGGCTGTAATACGGACATCATAAAGTCCCATGGTGAAGAAGTGAAGCTCCGCGCCAAACTTCTGAAATGGAATCAGGATGGGATGTTCGCGGTTTGCAAGGCTTGTGGAATCGATGTTTCGGTGGATTCTGCGATCCTAAAATCTATCCAAAGCAAGTTCGAGTATATTATTGATGAAAAAACACCTTGTTAGAGCACAGGGCGTATGTTTATACTTAAGCATCCCTTACAGAGGCTCAAGTTTGACGGAGTAGTTGGGGCTTTTTGAAAGAGTCTCTGAAATGAACTACTTTATTGGCGAAGATAAATTCCGCGTATTTCTCCCCGATCTTCATATCATTGAAAAGTCGAGTGATGACTACAATTCCAGACAGATCCTAGGGATCATGTCCTCCCAAAGAAGAGATCGCCAAGGAGAGGATGTAATAGCCAAGGGCTTGGACTTCTCAGAGTTCATGCAAAATGGCCATTTCAATGACAATCATTCTCAAGCCACTTCTGCGATTGTTGGATACCCCGAAAGAGTTTCCTATCACAAGGATCTAGGTGCTTTAGACAAAAATTTAAAAAACATCGAAGGATGGAGTTGTGGTGGGTATGTGTTGAAAGGGACCAAGCGGGCTGATGAAATCTGGGAACTTGCCAAGGCTCTTTCCCCAATCCCTGGGAAAAAACTTGGTTTCTCTATTGAAGGGAAGGTCTTCAGGAGAGAAAACAAGACGATTAAGAGCGCCAAAATTCGAAATCTAGCGATAACAAGCTGCCCAGTGAACACGGATTGCTCTTGGAATATTTTGGAGAAGTCTTTTTACAATGAAGACATCGCAATGAAAGCCTTGACTGCGGGTGCAGGGACATCTCCTGCTACACAATCTGGCGGTTCTGCCTTAAGGGTCGAGTCTCTAGATTCAGACGAGAAGGAGATGATTAAAAAAAGAAGAACCAAGGCTCTGAAGAAATCTATGGATTTCGATGGGCTTTTAAAATCAATGGAATATGTTCTAGAGAGACGCCCAGACTTCGAGGAGGATGCGGCGGCCTTTCTTGTAATTCATCTTTTAAAAAATGGAGGATATCATGGGTGAAGGAATAGGAAGAGTTGACGAGGTGAATGTGCCTCACGTCGCAGACCTCCCGAATCGCGTCGGGAGTGCGATGTTGACGAATCAGGACAAAATTATTGATGCGCTAGTCGCCATCACTGCGAAACTAGAGACAGAGGGTGGCCTTTCCAATGGTTGGCCTGCTCTGGTCGCTTCAATTAAAAAATTGGATGTAATTCTTTAACCAGGGGAGCTTTAGCATGGGTATTAAACAAGAAGATGTCGCAAAGGCTCTCGATGAGTTGGAGGACAGGTTGGATAAAGCATCTGAGGATGATTTAGACCAGCCGGAAGGATCGGATTTGGGCAGTGGCAATTCAGACAACAAAATGTCTGATGAGGTATCGTCTGATAAATCTGATAAGAAGAAAAATTCTAAAAAAAGTTTAACCGAGGGGGACAACGAAATGGATAAAATAAGTATATCCAAGGCCATGGAGGTCTTGGAAGAGGCTGGTTATTCTCTAACCAATGGTGAGGATACTGCCAAATCTTTTACTGAAAGTGCTCCAGAAGAGATCACTGCGAAGATCGAAGTCAGTGATTTCCTTCGTTCTTTGGTGGACCACACTGGCGATTCAATCGATTCGCTTCGTGATGTTCTCTTGAAGAGCCACGAAGTGCAAGAAGAGCGATACGAAGATCTGGGGAAATCTGTTGAGGAAATTCAACAGAACCAGGCAAAAATCGGGATCGTTCTTAAAGGGATTTGTGAGCGGATTGGCATTGTAGAGAATGCTCCTGCTCGTGAGCCAAAAGCTGTGACGGACGTTAATAAGTCTGAAGGTAACGGCGCAGCTCCTAGAACTTTCGAGACCAGTGGGTTAGGACAAGCGGAAGAACCTATGTTCAAATCCTTGTCCCCCAATCCTATTATTGCGAAGTCACAAATCAGCACTGCGCTTTGTGATCTAGTAAAAAAGGGAGAGGCTTCGGATATGGATGTAATTGGGTTTGAGGGTAATGGGCACATCTCTATGGAAGTGGCCACGAAACTTAAACAAATCTTAAACTAAGCGAGGGGTACAAAAATGAGTAATTTCTATCCAGTAATCGATCCCAAGCAGTTTGAGGGTTATGGTGATGGTTTCGGCGTTTCCTCTCAGCAGGCGGTTGCCGACCTAAACAAAGCCCTTACTGCTGGGTTTGCAACAGATCCAGGATCCCAGGCGGGTGGTGGCGCACTCCGTGTAGAGTCGTTGGACGCTTCTTTGAAAATCGTTTCGTTCATGATGAAAAACATCATTTTCTATAACGATATCCCAAAGAGTAAAGCCTACAACACGGTTGAAGAGTACAACCTGCTATCAAAGTATGGTGGCAAGGGTGGATTCTTTATCAATGAAGGCGGACTTCCACGAACCGAGGACAGCAATTATCAAAGAACTGTCCAGTTCGTTAAGTTCATGGGTAGCACTCGGGAAATTTCCCACCCCATGCTCTTAGTCCGACCGGCTCATGGCAACGTGGTCGCTCTTGAAACCAAGAATGGAACCATGTGGATGCTACAGAGGATGGAAGAGTCACTATTCAGTGGTAACTCTGACATTATCTCTCAGTCATTCAATGGTCTTGATAAGCAATTGGTCGATGGTTACTCGGATCCCAACACCGCTGGTGATGGTCTGCCCGATGTTTCCACCGAGCATGTGATGGATCTTCGAGGGAAGCCACTCTCTGAGGCGGTGTTCGCGGAAGCCGGTAGAATCTTGCAGGATAACTATTACTATCCTACGCATTGCTACCTAAATCACACTAACCATTCGGATTTCAGTAAGACCTTTTTCTCTAAGGGTCGTTACTCAATCCCGGTTGGGGCTGATCACCAGGTAGGGTTCTCTGTCGATTCAATCCGAACAAACGCCGGGATAGTCCAACTACGTCCCGATGTGTTTCTTCGAGTGAATCAGCAAGCTCCTGTCGCCGCTGACAATCCAGCGTCTCCTTCTGCTCCCGCTGCCGTGGCAGTTTCGGTGCAGGCGAAGACCACTTCTCGCGGGTTTAAAGCCGCAGAAGCTGGCACTTATCGCATCGAAGTAACCGCCATTTCTCGAAGTGGTGAGTCCGCTGGTGTGGTTGGCGCTGCTGACGCAACGGTGGCTACCGATGATGAGATCAAAGTTGATATTACTCGCGGTGCCGTGAGTGGTAACGATTTGACTCAGGGGTATAAGGTATACCGAACCCGTTTGGTAGACGGAGTTTCTGGTGTCCGTTACTTCATGGCTGAATTGAAGTCTGCTGGGACGGTCACTGTGTTTCTTGATGGGAACGAGCGGCTTCCTGGTTTGGGAACCGCTTACATTGGTCAAAGAGATGAGTCAGTCCTGACTCTGCGGGAATTAAGCCCAATGCTGAAATTCCCTCTCGCGACCGTGGCCTCCAGTATCAGATGGATGCAGCTCTACTACAATACTCCGATTGTGTTTCGTCCCAGAGGATGGATCATCGTTCGGAATATTGGATTCTTGAATGAGCCAGCATTAGATAGTTAAAAAAATTGAGGTGGGGCGGGGGGTTAATCTCTCCGTCCCATTTCCTTATTAGATTGACGAGGTTGTGGCTATGAAATTAATTAAGATAGAAGCTGCGAATTCCAAGATGGCGCTAAGAGGCGGTGTCCTTGTCAGCGTAAACAAGGACGGGATTGCAGAGGTGGAAGACCAGGAGGTAATCGCACTTCTAAGGTCTGCTGGATGGGCCGATTATGATGGTGTCGCGGGGTCTGTGAAAGAGCTTTTAGAAGAGGTAGTTGAAGAAAAAACTACAGAAGAAGTGAGGGAGCCCGAAGAAGAGGTTGAAGAGATCGAAGAGGTTGAAGAGGTTGAAGAGGTTGAAGAAGAAGAGGAGATCTTGACTCCAGGTCCTGTCCCTAAAAAAGATCGACCAAAATTCAATAGAAGGAAATAAATAATGCCTGATCCAAGATCCCTAGAGGAAAGACTTCCGGTTGATCACGCAGAGATAGAGTATGCCGAGCATTCGAGATTCACTGGCGCGAAAAAGACCGTAGAAACATTCCCATACATCCAGGCTGATCCTACTAACCCGGAGACATTGGCACCAATTGAAAGTGCTGCTGCCAGTGGTGCTCTAGCCTTGAAACGGGATAAGGCATATAGGGTGGTGTCGGATGGCAGTATCAGATTTAGAATGAGCATTGGGGCCTCCGCCGCCGTCGCTACTGATATCTATTTACCAGCAAACATTCCCGTCATTATTGCAACAAAGAATTATGACACTCTTAGTTTCATCAGGACAGGCGGAACTTTTATCCAGGCTGTGGAAGTTAGGTGAATGTTCTACACTGTTAACTACTTATTTGCTGCCTATCTACAGACAGAAGATGGTGGGGGACACAAAATCAAAAAAGTAGAGAAAGTTAGAATCGGCAAGGCTAGATTCTATTTCGACATCACTCCAGAAATGGGTGAGGAATTGAAAATGAAGTTTCATAATAGTTGTTGTATGGAATTTGAAACAATTAGAAAATCTACAATCTCGTTGGCTTATTAAATGATTGAAGTAATTATAAAAGAGAACGAACCAGTTTTGGTCTCAATAATAGTCAATCAGCCAGTAGAGGTTGTTCTGGAGAGCGAATGAGTTGCACTACAACTAGCTGGGAATTTTTCCCAGAAGAGAGTCGCGATTTACTTATTGATTTGTCCACGTTTAACAGTGCTCATGATTGCAAAAAAGTTTATTCATTATTGCCGGTTCAAGCTGGAAGGAAGATCGAAGTCACTCTGCCTGGTGAGCCAGATGATTTAGTTTTCGATCTACTTTCAGTCCCACCCGTGACGGTGGATTCGGAGTGCCCAGCCACTCTTAAAATTGCACTCACTCCGACGCAGTTGGCTCTTATGCGTAGCGGGTCTGTGAAGGTGAAGATAGACTGGGATGGGACGGGTTCGAATATTAAAGTTGGGACTGCTGTGAACGTGATCAAGCAGCAAAAAGTCCCAGACTGTTAAATCGATTTTATCCATTATTTGGATGGCAATCACGTTGTCCAGATAAGGAGAGAGATGAAAAGAGAATACAAACCTGGTGCCCATGTAATATTCGTTAATTCGCATGGGAAACCACAGAATGCTCTGGTTACTGTTTTTTGGGATGGTGGGATGGATTACAACTCTGAGGACTATGAGGGGCAAGAGCCTTGTCTAAACCTAACCATCGTTTCATTAGACGAGAAAAAGGATGACCAATACGGTAGGCAAATTGAGAGGAATAACACGTCGATTGTCCATAGGACCTCTCAAACTGCACATGGATTCTATTGGTGCTGGCCAGACGAATATAAAGGCATGTAGTCTCTAGCTCAAATTGGAATCCGCACCGAGTAGGCACGGATATGAATTTGATTGCAACCCAGATAGTGGATAAATTTAATAAAGGGTAGTCGAATGGCAGACGGAGATGCGGCAAATAAAAGGATTCTCACAGAGGATCTAGTCTTTAGTGTTCAGGAACTTAAAGACATTTTTTTATTTGGAGTTGATCTTACTAATGATGATGGTGACCCATATCCTGATGCTTTATTTGAATTCTATATAAAAGCCGCACAGCAATGGATTGAGACAGAGATCGGTGGGTTAAAACTTTGTGAAACAGAGTTCAGCGAGCTTCACGACTACCGGATGGCGGAATACATCCAGTATAGTTTCATCAAACTTTTTAAATATCCTACTCAGAAGATTTTAGAGGTCGCAGTTCAATTCCCACTGAGCGACAATCTTTTAGTATTCGACCCAAGCTGGTATCGGGCTGAGTCGGTTGGCTCTCAGGTCAATTTGTTTCCGACGCAGGGGACATTCAGTTCTATTCTCCTATCTCAAGGTGGTTCTTATATCCCATTGATTTATTCGGGGATTGAGTTCATCCCTCATGTAATGCATGTGAAATACCGAGCAGGATTTCCAAAGGGGAAAGTCCCTTCAAACATTTTGAATTTGGTTGGGATGAAGGCCGCTTTGGGCCCCCTCAATATTGCTGGTGATTTGATTGCTGGTGCCGGAATCGCTACGAAATCAATCAGTATTGACGGGATATCGCAGAGCATAGGGACCACTGCTAGTGCTACGAACGCCGGGTATGGTGCAAGGATTCTGCAATATGAGAAGCAAATAAAAGACGATATCGGTACTTTAAGAAACTATTATCTAGGCCTACAGATGGCAGTCGCTTAATAAATCCTAGATATTTCCGAAACAAATACTGGAGGATATTTAATGAACAAGCCTATAAAAACAAACTCTCAAATTTTGTCTGATTACAAAAGCCAAGCCGATAACACTGGTGAATCAGAACTATCTATTTATTTATCAGAGATGCTTGGAGAGACCATATCTGGCGACAACGACGCAATGTCATCGATTACTCCTGCGATAACTAAGATACACAGGTTAGAGCAAGAAATGTCTTATGTGGCTTCGGCAGCATCTGGGATTGGGGCTATTAATGAGAGAGTGAAGAATAGTTCAGATGCCATGAGAGACATGTTGATGGTGGTTTACGCTCTCTCCGTGAAGGTGGAGCGATTGCAAAATGCAGTGGATGTCTTGACTAAGAAGCTAGACGCAGAAGACGTGACCAATCTAGATGCAAATTACAACGATTCTGTAAAAGGCGATTTAATTTAATTGAAAGGAGAATGAGAAATGAGTGAAAGACTTAAAATTCTAGCCACCAGCATCACAGTTGATCCTGGCGGGGCAATCGTGAATGAGATCAGTAAGACAGATGATGCAGATCTTGTATATCCAGGAATTTATGGAGGGGGGAAAATATTTGGTTCTGGTGGAGTTCCGAGTGGTGATCAACAGAGGTGGATCATTCATACCAGTAATGCAATGAACCAGAGGGGTACTTTCCAGGCGCAATTGTTTGATAGTCTCGGAGTTCTTCGTGGTATGTCCTCTATACCACTAGGAGTTATGTTGTTTAATAGTTATGTTAAGGGCGTCCAGTTAGAAGCTACATTGGCAGCACACGGTACTGCTTGGTTCAATACAGAAAAAATTGAGGACTACAAAGGTGGTCAAGGTGCCCCAGATCCATGGCTAGGTATGAATTATAACTCATACAACAACGCAACAAACAATGTTGCTCTATGTGCGGGATACCTATTATCACCAGCAAATTACGCAACAGGAACTTTAGTTATCACTGTTGCTGGTAGGTTTGCTGCTGGAATGGGATTGGAAATCTGGTCTGGTATAGGAGATAATAATGGTAATGGTGGGTTTGGACATTTTAAGAATACTAATTCCCCACAAGGCCGTGCATACAAAGCCACTATTGAAGGTAGCGGCCCAGTTGAATTCACTATCCCACTTTTGATGGGAAGCATTCCTGATCCTGCATAAATTAAAAACTGTAACTAATTAAAGAGGAGAGAGAAAAATGGCTGAAAGACTTAAAGTATTGGCAAGTGGCATTGTAGTTAGTTCGTTCGGAGCCTTGGTCACAGAGGTAAACAAAACCGACGATATCGATCTAACCAGTCCTGGAGGAGCGGGAGGCAATGGAGATTTTCAGGTTTGGAAAGTTTTCACCACTGGCTCTGTTAATCAGAAGGGAATTTTTCAAGTTGAGTTGCTTGACTCTGCTGGTGATTCCCAAGGTCTAGGTGGGGTGCCCTTTGCAGTAGGCGGTATCGGTTACAATAACCGGGGCGTAAGCATGAGTGCTGTTAGAGCTGGCGGGGGCGGGTCTTGGCCTACGGAGGCGATCACTGACTTCAAAGGGCTTGGTGGCCCTTCTCCATGGCCGGGCGATACTTTCACGGTTGATGTGGGACATTCTATGTTGTTGGCCTCAAAGTATCTTATGAGTGCTGCAAATTATGCTACAGCGTCGCTGGTGATTCGCATGGGTGGCAAATATGCTACTGGGCAAAGTCTTGAAATTTGGTCTGGATATGGGGACGTGAACGATCCTCATAGCGTGCTTGGAACTTTTAATCCTGGGCCAGCCAATGCAAGAGCATATAAGGCGGTACTAGAGGGTCATGGTCCAGTTGAGTTCACGATTCCTCTTTCAATCGTAACCATATAAAACTGTGCGGGAGGGGGTCGTATTGGCTCTCTCCCGCTATCTACTTTTGATAATGCACTGACTCTTACCACAGTGCGGGCAGCCCTTCTTCTTCTCCGCTTCTTCTTCTTCTTTAAATTTCACTTCCGACATTACTCGTTTGAACGTCTGAAGAAAGTGGATAGCGTGAATTTGATGCATTGTCAGTTCCATTTTAGTAGTCTCCTCCATCATCGAGGCAGTTTAAGAAATCATCCACTAATTTCCCTTCCAGCTCTTCTGTTAGTTTTTTGTTTAAAAGCTCTGTGACAGATTTACCGGACTTGGTTTCTACTTCCAGATCTTCTACATATGGCATAGAGATCCCAACATCTGGTTCGGCTGGTTGTATAACGCCAGTGACTACCACATCAAGATCGTCTCCAGGTTCGTCTACAAACTTATCGAGAGCGGGACATCCCTCGGTGCTCATGGTCGTTTCAAATTCCCATCTATCGTTTCTCATTATTCACTCCTTAATAATACAAAGATTGAACGCTGACTCGGCTTCTATGCGGTGTTTCAATTGAGGCTTCTGGCATCCTTCGTCGTCCCCGTTCCATCCGTCATAAAATGCATTCCCTCCGTCGTCCCTCAATCTACTTTTAAATTCGTCCATAAATGTTTCTGCCTTCTCTCTCATACTCCATTTTTCAAAACTGTAAGTGTCTAGCGAACTCAGGTATTCGGTAAACAGGTCTAGCATGTGAGATTTAGTGAAATGGAATGAGAATTTGAAATCGGTTCCCAATTCACCGTGTCTGCGCTCTGTGAATTTAATTTTTCTCATCGTTCCCTTTCTCTAGGTATTCGCAGACTTCGTCGTAGGAGGCACCGGCGGCCTTGCAAAGAGCTTCTAGGTAGTCGCAATCCCCATCCTCGACTGCGAAATCGTTCAAGGTTCCACCGTCTTGATCGATGATGGCTCCGGTAGCCTGGGAAACAAACTCGGCGATGGTGTTCGCTCGAATCGTGTCGCCGTTGTGAAGGGCCTGCCATCTCCCGCTATCCTCATTGACTTCTTCAATGAATTCTCCGTCTGGCAGGAAATATTTAAATTTTGATTTTTCATCACTCATTATTTCCTCTTCTTTGTGCGTAGGGCCTTTCAGGCTCTCTTTTCTTTCTAAAATCTCTTGCCGGAGTCATCTTTTTCGCAACCCATCCAACCAAAGGGATAGACAACTATGTAGTTGTAAGAGCGGTCTCCAACGACTGCGAAGGCTTTCTTCTCAGCCGACTTTCTGGTTCGTGCCCTAGTTTCAAACTCACTCATGTAAGTCCCTGCCAACCCGACAAATTCAATTTTTACTTTCCAGACTTTCATCGTTCCTCCTACACTTATAATGTACCACATAGCGTGGTACATTGCAACAAATAAATTTGTACGCATAAAAACGTAACTTGCTTAAAATATTGAGTTTATTTCGTGCCTACATCCGGGTTTCCGGCGGGATTCTACTGCTGGGGAGGCTCCAGAGAGGGCCTTCCGATAGGGTGGTATGAGCGAATTTCAGCCTGCGAGCCCGAACAGATACCCCAAGCGGAAAGGGAAGCCTGGACGAGTCGATTTGGACGTTTCGGAGCTGGATAACCTAATTGACGACCAAGGTATCAGGCTCCGAATTGTGCCGTCCATCCTGTGCCCCAACCGAGATACGCTGGAGGGGACGAACCATCATCTGGATTGCACCGTTTGCAACGGGGATGAGGCGGTGGACGTAGTGGATGAATGTTTCGAAACTTTCGGGGCAATCCAGAGTATCCGACATGAAAAAAAGTTAGAGGTCCAGGGGATTTGGGACGAGAAGGACGCGACTCTGACCCTGCAATCCAAAGATAGAATCTATTTCTGGTACAAGGTCATTGTCCTGGATTTTGCTTCTATTTATAACGAACTCATTAAGAAGGACGACGACGATACCGACAAGTTGAGATACCCACCGAATAGGTCTTGTGACACTCCATATCACTTAATTGATTCTGAGAATAAGTCATACAGAAAAGGGGTGGATTACAGAATAATTAATGAAACATTCTTAAAATGGCTGACTAGTAACAGACCTAAAGTCGGAACCTTGTATTCCATTTGTTACCCGGTTTTCCCCACGTTCAGAGTTCTAGAGACTTTGCACGAAAATCGATTTTACAATGTGACATCCAAAGAGAAGGAAAGAGTCCCGGTGAACCTCCCGCAGCAGGCCGTGATCAGATGGGACTATTTGGCAAATAGATCTGGGAACCGGCAAATCATTAACGAAGAGCCCACATGAAAATATCAGTAGAGGCAAAATTAGCTGAATTGGGCGAGAACATCGAATCTATTAGCGGTGCGATGCGAGAACAGTTCAAACATGCGATTGCTGGGATTGCCAGAGGAGCACAGGCAGAGTGGATCAGGTTGGCTCAGGAGAGGCTTAAAAGCTCCAGGGCTGACTATATCGACGGCCTTTCAAAAGCTCAGAGCTTCAAAGCATATTCAGTCGGCACGAAGCAGGTTTATGAAGTCCAACTTGTAGGGAGAATGCCGAACAACTTTGAATTTGGGATGGCCGGTTTTGATATGAAATCCGTCAGACCGGGATGGCTCGGGGGGTCTAAAGCGAAGACGAACAAAGAGGGGAAAAAATATATCAGCATCCCATTCCGACACTCCATGTCTTCCAGTGCGCGAGTGGCTTATTCTGGACGCGCTGCAAAAATGGGTCTTCAAAGTAAATTAAAATCTACTGCTAAAAGATATGGATTGGACAAAATGATTAGGAGCACCAGCGGGCGAGTCATCCCCGGACCAGTCGCTAGAGTTCCGAATGTCTCCAGCGTTCACCCGTTCCTCAGAGGCCTCACTAGGATTCAAAAACCAACAAGTAGCGGCAAGGGTTCTTCTACTATGATGACATTTAGAACTATGTCCGAAAACAGTTCGCCAAGTAGTTGGGTCCATCCTGGAATAGTTGGTGCGAAAATATTACCAATCGTGGAAAGATGGGTGGATACTGAATTGGGTCGAGTAATTAAAACTATTTTGGAGTCATCGCGTTGAACTTAGAACTAGATCCAGACAGGATTTCTCCAGTGAAAACTGTTTATCCCCCTGTAAAGCAGGCGGAGGAGTGTTTCACTGGGATTTACCCAGTAGATTTCGTTTTAGAAACCATCATTGACGCAGGGCTAAAATGGTTTCGAACGGATCCTAACGCGCCTCTTGCCGTTTTCGGTCAATTGAATAGGCCATGGCTCCGTGATCGTTATGGGGAGAAAAAAATAGCCGAGATAGAGGCTTACATCAAAAAATATGAAGTGAGAGTGGTGCAGCATTGGTCTTTGATAGCGAAAGTGACTCCTTGTATCTCAATCCAGTTACTCGAAGCCAACGAGGAAGAATCTCGGGCGGGGTTAGAGGACCATTCGAGAGTCTTGGATAATCTGGGAGACGACAACGCGGTGCTCGGGAGAGAAAGCTATGGATACATCCCGGTAATTGATAATATTCAAATAGGGATTCACGCTTCGGAGACACCGGATCTGGCCAAATATATTTACTATCTGATAGTTTACATTTTGAGCGCATTCAAAACTGATCTTCAGGATAGGGGCCTTAAGTTAACGACTTTCAGGGCCACTGACATCTCAAGAATAAATGAATACCTCCCTGAGAACGTATTTTCTAGATTCATCAATTTCCAAGTTTATACGAACGCAGAGTATAAAAAGGATGACCTCCCAATCATTGATAAATTTTTGGGTCTTAATATTGATGACACTTCAGACTCCGAGAAGGAAAATTACGAGATTGCTGATGCAGGGGGTATCACTCTGGAAAATATCAGTCCTTCCGATGTGGAATAATATGAACGACTACGATGAAAATGAATATCTTGAGGTTGAGACGGAGATAGAAGAGCTAACCGTCCCAGCCATAGTCTCTGACCTAGAGTCGAAGGGTAAAAGAATCATGGAGTCTAACCTCTCAGATGAGGAAAAAACGGCCTACATGATCCGTCTTGGGCTGGAAAAAGATAGTGAGCCGCAAAGTGGGATTACTTTTTCTGCCTATACAGTGATTAGAAAGATTCCAAGGGATATGCATGAAGCGATGCGGCTTTGGCCAAAAGCTGTCGGCATTAGCCTGGCAGATTTAAAACAGTGGGATGAAATTTTTAAAGACTTCTAAGGGAGTGATTCAATGGCGATTATCGTAACTTTTAATGGGGTTCCACTGCTTGATCCAGGCTCTTACAGCCGAATTTTGGCGGAGAATCTTTCTGGATTCCCCCTCCAGCCCACTGGGACAGTCGGGATCATCGGGAATGCTTTGGGTGGGCAACCTAGAGTCCTGGATGTCCTCGAAAAGACTTCGATACAGAGCGCGAAAGAACGCTACAAAGAGGGCGAAATCGCAGATGCCTTGGAGCTTCTGGTGAGTCCGTCTGGTGATCCAAGAATCGTGAATGGCGCGAGCAAAGTCGTAGTCTATAAAGTGAACAATAGCACTCAGTCTACTTCTCCATTAAACAACCCAAATGCTCAAGAAGTTATCAAGCTCGATTCGAAAAATTATGGATCTGACGAAAACAATTTGATTCGCAATGTTAGTCAGGGGGAAGTCGTCGATGCAGACGCAGAGATCGATGGTTCCATTGACGGTCCTTTCACATTGGCAGGTGGGGAAACTCTGATTCTACGAGCGAATGGGGTTACTTACACCTACACAGAGAGTCTTGGTGTAGGCGTACACACTGCGGCAGCGTTGGCTGCGGATATGGATTCTGGAGGTAACTGGGCTCCTGCGAAGCCGGTCCTGGTCGATGTGAACCCTGCATCCGTTTTAAAAATCCGTGTGCGACTCGACCCATCGGTGGTGATTGGTGGAGAGTTGGATTACGGGTATCTCGAAGTAGACCCGACTTCGACAATAGACACTGTGATTGGGGTTATAGGTTCAAACCGAGGAGTGAAGGGATCTAGAATTATTGTATTCTCGAAGGGTGGGAATGAAGAAACTACGTTGGAAATGGGCGGAGTGAATGTCTCCAGCATCCTCTATACCGGGGCTGGCACATCTTGCCTCCTTGATGTGCTCCGGGTCGGCGGGGAACTGCGACTTAAGACAACATGTGCCGGAGCCGCAGCAGACAATTTGGATATCCTATTAGAGGATTCCGAAGGGCGTAATAAGCTAACTGTGTCCGAACTGGCGGTCCTGATAAACTCAAACGCCTCTTACACCGCGAGCAACTTGTTCCCCAACGGGAATCAAAATGCAAATGAATTGGATTATTACGACGATCTAGAAATTATTGATGTCGCTGGGGTTCTCAGAAGAGATGTGTTTGACGCAGTTGATTACATGAATACCTTCCTCACCGCTGCCGTGGCGACAAGGATAGACAACATCTACCGTGCTTATGTCGCAGACGGATTGGATACCTTATTCACCGGAGCCGGTGACGGGACATCTGCGAACGGCGACTGGGCCGATGGATTCAATGCATTCAAACAAATACGAATCAACTCCGTAGTCCCCCTAATTTCGAAAGACATTGGGGCTGTGACGATTGATTCCATCAATGCCTTGGCGAAGGGTCATGTGAAGGCGATGTGGGCCACAGATGGTGGTTCTGAGAGAAATGCATACGTCTCCAAATTGGGGACGAAGGACGAACTCCTCGCTGCGGCAAAGAGTTTGAACGATTTCCCGATCTCCATATGCGGACAGCAAGTCAGGGTCCTGGATCGAACTAGCACTTTGGTCTGGCAGGACCCATGGGCAAAATGTTGTATCGCCGCTGGAATGCAGCAAGGGTCTGAGGTCGGAGAGCCCATCACCAAAAAGATTTTGAATGTGAATGATGTGCGAGTCCTGGATAGTTCTTGGGATCCGACTATCAATAAAAACGAAATGATAGCGGCAGGGATTTTATTCTCTCAGCCACTCGACACGGGCGGGCATAGATGGGTCGTGGGGAATACGACTTGGAGTCGAGATGGTAGTTTCGTTTGGAATAGGATCTCGGTTGTGGAGGCGGCTGGATTCATCGTTTATGATCTTCGATATAATCTAGATCTTGTATTCACTGGAACGAAGGCGCGTACTGGAACGGCAGAGGCCATCGCGAATTTTATTCGAAATCGAATGTCCGTGTATCTGGAAAACGATATTACTGTTGGCGATGATAGAAACGATCAATTGGGATACAGGAAATTGCGAGTAGAACTCACTGGGAGTAGGGCGGCAATTAATTTAGCTGTGACCCCAGTCCAAGGGGTGGATTTCACTCTGCCGACAATCTATTTAGAAGATATCCGACAAAGCGCGTAATAAGGGAGATAAATTATGGGTTCTCAAGCAATGACGGGGCCAAAGGCGATCTTTAGGCTCAATGGAGTGCAGGTCGCTAACGCCTCAAACGTCAGTTACAACGAAAATATCCAACTTGAAGAAGTGAATGTCCTCGATGAGATCGCCACGAAAGAACACGCAGAAGTCGGGTATCGGGTTGATATGACCACTCAAACTTTTAGGATTCAAAACCAATCCGTGAAGCAGCTTGGGATTATGCCACGACTCGAAGACATCCTGACCAACGGAGAGATCACGGCAGAGGTGGTGGATAGGACGACCAACACCGTTCTGCTTTTGATGGAGGGCGTGAAGTTGGAGACACGGCAAACCACAGTAGACGCCAGGGGCTTAATGACAGAAACATGGAGCTTCAAAGGACGGAAATCTTCAGACGAATCAGAAAATTAAAAACTTTAGTTTCTACATAGAAACGATTAATTAGCTTGAAAGAGGTAAAATATGGACACGCAGTATAAACTCCCGAAGATGGAGTTTACCTTCCACATCCAATCCACTGGAATTGAAAGCAAACTAAATTGGGTTGGAGATTTCACCTACCAAAGACCAAATATCGGAGAGAGAAGTCTCATTGACGCATTCCGCGCAAGACTTAACGGGGACATGCGTACTATCGATCCGGTTATTGATTACAACAACGCAGTTCTGGCCCATCTCAGATACACTTTGAAAAAATTCCCATCATGGTGGGAGGCAGCCAATTACGGCGGATCTCTTTTTGATTCGAATGTGATTACTGAAATTTATTCAAAATGTATGGAGTTCGAGAAAGAGTGGAAAGAGAAGGTTACTGGCGACGCAACGGCGGTGGAGGTCAATAATGAACGAATTGATCCAGTTGGGCATCAAGCCGCTCAAGTATGACAACCTGCATCTGATAGCTATCACAAACGCCAGAAGTGGTGAAAAAAAGATTTCTATATGGTGGAGAAAAAAATACAGAGTCCCGCCAAAGCCATTCGAAGAATACACTTGGGAGGAATTAATCCTAGAAAGGCTGGAAGATTACTATTACGAAAACCCAGCGGAAGCGGATAAGACCCTCGCCAATATCATAAAGCCAGAAATATGGGACGGTGAGATGCCGGACTATTACGAGAAGGATATAAAGAGGAAATATAAGAAATTCTTTGATCGCAACAAAGTCGATCTTTCCAAATATCAAACAGATGTGGTCGTTTCTAAAAAAGAAGAGGATGACATCATAAATAATTTAGGAAGAAAATTGCCAGGATCTAAAGTCGTCAACTCTATCCAATCTATTGAAGAGCCTGATGAATTTGAGGATAATTTCTAAATGGCACCTCCAGCGAAAATAATACTCTCCGCAGATGTAGAAGGGCTCAAGCAAAAGGTCGAGGAGGGCAAAAAGGTCTTACACGGACTTGGATCTGCCGGGCTAGATGATTCTTTTTCTAAAAAAGTAAAAAAGAATATTTTTGATGAATTAGAAAAAGGGGCCAAAAGGATTGAAGAAGACATCGATGGTGTTAGAGATTCTCTAAAAAAAATGGGTAGGGCTGGAGAGGCTGCTTTTGATTCTGGGAAAGTAAAAAGCATGTTGGGGGCTCTCTCCGAGATGCAGGTGCGATTGAAGGATATTAAGAGTGCGCAGGCCGGAATGAGCGGTGGCGCGGGCGGAGCCGGTGGTGGTGGTGGGATGGGTGTCGGCGGAGCTTTAAGAATGGCTAAGGGTGGTCTGGGGATGGTGGCGGGGATACTTGGGGTGGGTGTGGGAGCCGCTGCTTTAACGCAGAGACAATTCGGAGTCTCTCAGGAAAATCTTCGTATCAGGGCATTGACCGGCGGGGCAACGGTTTCCGGCGAATCTCAATTCGGGTTCACCACTCAGGAAAGACGGCAAAGGGCTGCTGAGATTGCGAAGTCTATCGGTAGAGATATAAATGCAGAAGAGCTTAACAAGGTCACTGACATGGGGGAGAAAGCTGAGAGGGCTTTCGGGATAACCTCTGGAGACCAGGTTGGAGCAATGGCGGCGGCCAGGAGGGCCGGGGGACAAGGAGAAGAGTTCTTCTCTAATGCGATTGGAGTCGCGGTTGCCTCTGGATTAGAAGGAGGCCGCGTCGGTGAGTTCCTTCAATCAATGACCCAAAGTCTTACTGAGATGTCCAAGGGTGTGAATATTGACACGGCATCTTTGAACGGGTTCGCTGGCTCGTTGGCTTCAATGCCGTTT